AAGGCTGGGCATGTGCAGAAAAATATAATTTTCTCGATTTTGTAAAAGGTAATAATCCAGATAAAAACATATTCTTTACCGATTACAACACTTGTTTAGAACATTATTATAACATGTTTTCATACAGCCAAATTCACACTATAATCCAAGAAAGTCTGATAGCCAATCACGAAGAAGAGATGCAAAAACTTTTAAATTTTTTATGCGTTAAAAACCTAAACATCAAACAATTAAATTGGCATAGCGGCAACCAACTTTATGACAAAGAAAATGTAGAATTCCCACAAGAAGCAAGAGATATTTTGATTGAAAAATATACCCCAATTGTAAATAGTGTTTCAAAAAATTACGGAATAGATATCAGTTTATGGAAAAATTTTAATTAAATATGAATGAAGAAATAACAGAAAGCGTTTACTTCGATAAAGGCTACAACAAAGGTTTTGAAGACGCTCAAGAAAATCTATCAAGAAAATACAGCGAGCTTGTAAAACAAGCATACAACGATGGCTATAGGGACGCACTAAGAAATAAACCAAAGAACAATGTATCAATTAATTATCCACCATTAGAGTGGACAGATGATGTGGAGTAATAATAAATCTTGACTTTTTTATTTTTTAACTGTATACTATATCAGTTCTTTGAAAAATTATGGGGGTGTTCTGGATTCGACTGATGTTGGATTCATGCACCGCAAGTCGGAGATGCACTTGGCTTCGTTATAAATGTGCAAAGCTTTACATGGCGCTAAAAACCGTGTTAGAGCTCTCGGTTTCAAGAACCGTCTCGCTGCAAAGCGTTTCGGCTTCAAGAGTCGTAAGCTCGCCTTAGCAGCTTAACCTGCTAACCTCTTACCTTTTGACGCAGATAAATAGGATAAGGGGTCATCGATCTGCAAAACAGAAAACGTTTACTTGTATCACAAACTGTAAATAAATGAAACAAGAAGTTGGATGTTAATATCATAACTTTAAAAAAAATTAACTAAACTTGTAGACGTGCCTGACTGAAGGCACTCAGGACGCGGGTTCGACTCCCGCCACCTCCACCAATTTAAAAAAACAATTTTAAACATATTATAGTGTATGGACGAAAAAGATCATAGGTTTCTTCAAAAAAAAATAACTAAACTTCAAAACAAGTTAAGCTCTTCAGAAAGAGAAAGAGTTACTTTAAAAAAAGAACTCAAGCAATATAAAGCTCAAAAATCTCGTGCGAAAAACTCAAAAGCACATTTTTCTAGATCGCGCTGAACTTGAGTTCTACGATAAATTAGAGTCATTTCACGATTTATTCGTGGAACAGGCTCTTGTTACAGGCGTAGCAGACAAATATACCCATATAGAAGACATTCCTTTTTCAAAAAACCCAAAGTTTACTTTAACTTATTACAGAAAAATTATCGGCGGATTAACAAACCTAACTCCCGATATATTAGTTAGATACATAAAAGAAGACGAAGTCATTATAGACTGCACTTTTACAAAAATACAAGTTGACGAACATATAAATAACGTATACATGACTCAAAATGTCATGAACTGGACAAACAAAAAAAATTTTTGCTGTCAAGTTTGGAAGTTGTTTGATACTTCAGTTAAAGAAGTCAATCATTTTTGGCTTTATTAAACAAGATTTATTTCTTTTACGCCGTTACAAGTGTCCCCAGAGTCGGTACAAGTTCCAAGTAAAGTCCATACGTCAACCGTTTCGGTATAAGCATAAACGTCAATGAACCAATATGTACTTCCAGTGCTTATTAATTCTACTTGTCCTGATGCAGTAGTTCCAGCTGCTGCATTTTGCTTATCTGTTACAGTAGCGGCGGCTTGATATGCTGGCTGACCCGAATCGTCATACTGAGTAGAGGTTGAGGCGAGATAATCACTTGCAAGAATTCTTGTTGCGTTACAACAGCTTGTAGAAGTGTTTGTACATTTTGTTAAACTTCCGCTGGCACCACTTTGATCTTCACAGCATTGTGTAATCGTTTGCCCGCTACTAGGTGAAACTCCCTGTTGACTCTGGTGCGAGTTCAATTCGTATTTTTTCCACCTTAAATTATTACCACCAGTGTCAACTCTTTCCCAAGCTATATCTCCAGTGCTGTAAGTAGTGCCGCTATCATATATTGCTCCATCGCTTAGAGACGCTGTTACTTGAGACGGAGATAGCGTGGTAGCGTGACCATTTACTTCTCCTTCGTCAGCATGCAGTGCAAGACAATCAGAGCATGTAGCGCAAGAGTCGTAAACACAACAATCACAATCATCAATATCTGCATTAAAAGTAAAGTCTGTAGCGCCTCCAGTTGGAATTGCAGGTCCGTTTTTTCCGTTGTGCAGGTCATCCATTTCGCATTGAGTTATACCTGTGCCACTTCCAAGTGTTCCACATATTCCAGCGCCGTCTTTTATAACTGCGCTAAGAGTATAATCAACTCCAGCCCCTCCATGTTGCAAACTTCCGCCTCCTGCAGGCTTATAAAGTTCAGTGTACGATATAAATCCATCAGGATATTCTACAGAACTTTGATCGCTGGCTTCGCAAGCGCTTAATGCAGCGTATTGATATGCAACAATGGTCTCATCACATGGATCCTCTTCTTCTTCCTCCCCTTCTGGGCCAGCGGCACCCTGCTCTCCCGTAGGCCCCTGGGCTCCACCACAAGGGTTTGAACCCCAAGAGCTATCATCGTAGCCCAACGTGTCTACTAAAAAAGTTCTAGTTGCGCATGATCCAATTCCAGATTTTTGCTCATTAACCCATCGAGTTGCGGTTTTATCTCCGTATTCACATTCGTGTCCTGCATGATTTGCCATGTATTTTGTTACACTTATTGTGTAATAAACGTTATGAATTTCTTTAAAAGAACCGAAAAAAGAGAGCCTTGGAAGCTTTCATACAATCAAAGAAAAAAAGTTAGCAGAAAATTTAAAAATACAGAAGAAGAAGCCTTACAAGCAAAGCAAGAAGGCAGATGGTACGATTATGCCAAGATAAAACTTAAGTTAAGAAAAGTTTGGTGGGGAATTAAAAGATATAAAAATTAATTAAAAAACTTATAGTTTCTTAATATTGGGGGAAGATCTTTAAACCATTTCCACTCAGACGATTGAGAGTCAAGCTCAATATCTTCACTCTCTAACTCTATTAAAAACACAATACTTACTGCGTGAAAGGAACAGTCGCCAACTTGAGCAACTTTATCAAAAAACTCCTCAAAGTGTCCGAGGCATTTAATTATTCTACAGTTTACGCCGAGTTCTTGTTTCACTTTTCTTATTATTCCATTTGCAGAAGTTTCGCCTTTATGAAGTCTTCCTCCAGGCATCCAGAACTTTCCTTTTAAAGGTTCATTATCTCTTTTAACAAGAAGAAATTCTCCTTTTTTGTTTTGAATTAATGCGTCAACACAAACCACAGGCATGGTTTGCATTATTTTTATATAGTCCCCTTCTTCTATATAAGTCACTCAGGTCTTTTTCCAGTAGGTTTTCCGTCTTGCCCGATTTCTCCAGCTCTAATTTTTGTGGCAGACACAGACTGAAGTTCTTTGCTTAACTCAAGTTGCTCGATATTGTAACCAACCCCTCTACCATAAAAAACATCCGTTATATTAGGAAGCTCAACTACTTTTATTTTATCTCCAAATTCTACACATGCAGCATGAATTTCAGCTTTTACTTTTTCGAAATCGTAAGGATTAGAGTCATCTATTCCAGCAACATCTCTTAAAGCTATGCAGCATTGACCGCTACGCTTGATGGATTCTGCCACTAAAGTTTTGTGCCCAACATGAAATGGTTGATATCTTCCTATAAGTAAGGCTGTAGGAGCTTGATTGTCCCATTTTTCTGTTTCATAAATATTTTTTAATGCAATTTCGCACCATTCTTCAGGAGTTCCTTCTCTTAAAATAAGGTCGTGCTCGTCCCACCTTTCATCTTTTGTTGGGTCTTCGAATAATTTATTCGTATCTTCGTATCTGCCTTCTTTGATTCTGTCTACCCATATAACAAAGTCAGGATTAAAAAGCTTGCGAGCCTCTTCTGTTGGGCAGCAAAAGTCAGAGATCACATAACCTCCTCCAAGTTTTGCCCAGTCAGCGAGCTTCCCCATTCTTCTTGAGTGCTCATTTCTATCTTCTTCAGAAAAACCAAGGTCTTTATGAATCTCTTGACGAACAGCGTCAGCATTATACCATACGGCATTTAATCTAGGAACGAGCTTTTCAGCAAGTGTCGTTTTTCCTGAGCCTGGAAGCCCCATAATAAGTATTTTTCTTTTAGGTTTCATGTCAAACTATTATACATTAATTAATTAAAAAAAAGAATAATAAAAATTTTCTGAACAGAAAAAAAAATAAAAACGCATACTCGGCCGTAGTGGACTATATACGCCAGATTCATTTTTTTATATAAATCGCTTGACAAATTATATTAGATGTGTTAAAGTATAAACATAATGAATTTACTAGAGAAAACAAAAACTTACCTCGTAGGTCACATGCAATATCTAAGCGGCAGAAATTGGAGAGAAGAGGTTGCACATAAACTTTCTGAACTCAACATTACCTGCTTTGATCCATACAAGAAACCATTCATGAAAGATGTAGAAGAAGACGAAGCCTCTAGACAAGAAATGGAAACATGGATGAGAACAAAACAATATGATCGGGTAACCGAAAGAATGAAAACGGTCAGAGCATATGATCTTAATTTAGTAGATAGATCAGATTTTATTATTGCACATCTTGTTCCAGATGTAGCTTCATGGGGCAGCGCAGAAGAAATTGTAACAGCCGTTAGAATGAAAAAGCCTGTGTTTGTTAGCATGGAAGGAGGCAAATCAAAGACTCCTTTATGGATGCTAGGAATGTTTCCTCACAAATATATCTATAATAGTCTTGACGAAATCATTGAAATGTTGTATGCTATAGACAATGGAAATAAACCAATAGATTCAGATCGCTGGAGACTATTAAGAAAAGAATTTAGATAATATAGAAAATGTGGATTTTAGATTTAGTATTGTTCGTAGTTTTTAGCTATTTATTTTATAACGTTTTAGAGAAAGGAAAGTATTAATGTCAGAAAATAATAACCCGCTCGAAGGAGCAACAAGAATGGGAGACTCATTCGAGCCAACAGCAGAACAGCTTAATGCAGTTCTCGGCAATGTATCTCCACAAACCCAAAGGCCTCATGCCCAATATATTCAAGCAATTTTTAACCAATATGTTGGACTAAGAGAGCAAGCCTTAGCAGATCTAACTGTATTGCTTCAGCACTCTGTTGGTATTGGAGACCATATTAATTTAGGAGAAGATGTAAAAGCAAAAATTGTCGAAATTGAAAAATACGACTCGTTAGTTTCGTGCATGGACAAATTTTTCGCACAAGGCAAGGCAAACCAAGCAATGCAAGATGAACAAACAGGCAGTTAAAAGACTTAAATTAATATTTAACCCAAAAGAAGGCGGTGAAGCAAGCAGAAGAGCCTATAGACTTGCCAAGAAAAAATACACCAGATTGCCTTCTTCAGAAAAAGCAAACTTTATAAAACATTTAGAACTTATTCACAATCAATAATAAAAATTATGGAAAATCAAAACGAAAATAATGACTGGAAGGACCGAGAAATCGGAGCCCTTTGGAGAAAAAACGGCAAGAATCAAAAGTATCTTTCGGGCTACGTAAAGCTTGGAGATGAGCTTGAACCCCAAGAGGTTAGACTTATGGTGTTTACCAATAAATACAAGAACGAAAACGAGAAAGCCCCTGACTTTGTTGTTTATCAGGCTGGAGAATCTAAGCCTCAAAAGCAATCCGTAGCACAAAAGCAAGAGGCGGTTGAGGAAGATTTAGAAGAATTATTGAAATAATAATAGATTTTGTTTCTTTTCCGTGTAATATGCAGTAACGTTTAACTTCAACTAATAACATATTATGGCAGGAAAAGATTTTAATGTAGATCCAACAGGAGTATTTGGCTCAAATTACAAGGTTTATAGCAAAAGCGCGGCAATGGGTACTGCGCCAGAAGCTGGAATTTTTATTCCACTCTCTTCTCTAGTAGGGAAAGCTGGTATTGCTCCAGCAGACCATGAACTAACTGAAGCCGAAGCAGGAAGTGACCATAGAAAAGTTGCTTGGGGTATACTAGAAGCATATCACACTCATATGGACGGACTAGTTCCAGACAATGATATTGATAACTTTACAGTTACCAGAGGAGCTTTGTCATTTACTGATGAAGCTTCTTCAAGAAGAACTTATACTCTTAGTTTCCGATATGAAATCGGGTCTATGGATCTTAAAAACGAGTCTGTTTAATTATGGAAGTTGAGTATGGGCTAATTACAAGCTCAGCAGTTCCAGAAAAACTGCGTGCAAGTGATTCGTTCATGGAGGTTGACCAAGAACAATGGTATGACTTGGTAGAATACTCTAAACAGCTAAAACCACTAAAAGAATCAGAAAAAGTAATGGTTCTAGTTGTTGCTCATGGAACCCCTGAAGAAGAAGAAGCTGAAAGGAAAAGGCTTGAATTGGAAGAAAAAGAACTTGCAAGAATACAAGCCGAAAGAGATAAACTTGCAGAAGACGAGGCGCGCCGAAGGGAAGAAGAGGAACAAAATCAAAGATTAGCAAATAGATTGCGCGCGAGATCCAAAGAAATCATGAACGCGCTTTATGGGAGATAAAAAATGAACAATAATGTTGTCTCAAGGGCTACGAAAGTTCTCTTTGAGTGCAAAAATAAAGGGGAGTATCTATATTTTAAGTATAGCAATAAGCCTATATTTTTTTGCTCACTATGGAACAAAAAAGGTGATCTAGCGAGCATTTCTGAAAATGCAGCAATCATTGAACCATTAGAATATGCTCCAACATGGAGCACTTACATTAAAAACTGGGCTAAACAAGAAGGTTTCTCGCAGGATAGAATCGAAAACCAAGATCTTTCTAAAAAAGTGTCCCTCGAAGAGGTTGTAGATTTCTTTACAAATGGTAATTAAAAATAAAATTTTAGAATTTTATGACTGGAGATATGGAGACGAAGCATATACAGTTGTTGCAACAAGAACTCCTAATTCAACTTTTAAATTTTCTTTTTACATAGGCAAAGAAGAAGTTGACAATACTGAATTAATTTCTGACTTCGTAAAAGACTTAAAAGAATCAATTCAAAAATCTAAGCAAGCCCCAAAAAGAAAAGTTCCAAGAAGAAGAAGAAAATAGCTTGACTTTCGGAAAAAGTTCCTTTATAATATTTTTATGTCAAAAAAACTACTTAAGTATGAAGACGTATGCCTAATTCCAAAATTCGGCAGTGTAGAAACCAGAAAGTCTTGTGATACATCAACAAATTTTTTAGGTTTCGATTTCAATTTGCCAATTATGCCTGCAAACATGAAGGCAGTAATAAATGAAAATTGGTGCGAGTGGCTTAGTGAAAAAGGTTATTTTTACTGCATGCACAGATTCGACATAGATATTCAAAAATTTATCGAGGACTGTAATAGAAAAAATTTAAAATTAATTTCGGCAAGTTTTGGAGTAAAATATGAGGATAAAAGAATTGTTGATAACCTTCATAGCTCTGGAGCAAGACTTGATGTAGCGGTTATTGATGTAGCGCATGGACACTGCCAAAGCGTCAAAGAAACCTTATCATATTTTAAAGAACAGCTGCCTAAAACTAAACTAATTGCTGGGAATGTAGCGACGCCTCAAGCAGTAAGGGATCTTTATTCTTGGGGCGCAGACGCCGTTAAGATAGGTATAGGACAAGGAAGCCCATGTACTACTAAAAACAAAACTGGATTCACAATGCCAATGTTTTCCTGCATCCAAGAATGCTCAAACCAGTACCACGGAGACAATATCTTTGATGATTGTGGTAGCAATATTGAAGATGATTATCAAAAAATTCCAATTATTGCAGATGGCGGCTTAATGCATAACGGAGATATTGCAAAAGCTTTGGTTGCGGGAGCTGATTTTATAATGGCTGGAGGAATCTTTGCTTCTTGCACGGATAGTCCAGCAACACCTATTAACATTGATGGAACGATCCACAAAGCTTATTTTGGGTCAGCTTCTTTTGAAAATAAAAGGCATAAGAATAATATAGAAGGAACATTAAAAAAACTTTCATCAAATGGAATGACGCTAGAAGAAAAACTTTTTGAAATACAACAGGACTTACAGAGTGCAATATCTTACGGGGGAGGAACCGATCTTTCCGCTTTTAAAAACGTAGAATATAGGGAAGTATAATGAAAACGCTAGTTACAGGTGGCGCAGGCTTTATTGGTAGTAATTTAGTAGACAGACTAATCGAAGAAAACTTTGATGTAGTTGTTATAGATAATCTCGAATCAGGGTACTCAAAAAACCTAAACAGTAAAGCAGAGTTTTATCAACTTGATTTAACAAAAAAAGAAAATGAAGAAACAATTTTGTCGGCGCTTAATGGAGTAGATTATGTTTTTCATCTAGCGGCATTACCAAGGGTTCAACCTTCTATAGAGAACCCTCAAAAATATCACGATGTCAATGTAAATGCAACACTTAGAATGCTAAAGCTCTCAAACGAATCGGGGGTAAAAAGATTTGTCTTCACCTCCTCTTCGGCAGTTTATGGAGATACAGATCAATTTCCAACATCTGAATCCGCAGAACTCAATCCCTTGAGTCCATATGGCTTGCATAAGTTGATAGGAGATCAGTATTGCAAGCTTTTCTCATCTATATACGACCTTGAAACAGTTTGCCTACGTTACTTTAATGTATTTGGAGAAAGAATGCCCATGGAAGGAGATTATTCTTTAGTTATGGCAGTCTTTGCAAAACAAATGCTAGATAAAAAACCAATGACAATCAGGGGGGACGGAGAGCAGAAAAGAGATTTTGTTTATGTTGGTGATGTTGCTAGGGCAAACATACTCGCTGCAATTACCCCTAACATTGGAGCTGGAGAAGTTTTTAATATTGGTAGCGGCCAAAACAGGTCAGTCAATCAAATCGCTGCCTTAATGGGGGGAGAGACGAAGAATATAGACCCCGTAATTGAACCACGAATTACATGGTGTGACACTTCTAAAGCTTTAGAGCTTTTATCTTGGCAACCCACTGTTTATGTAGAAGACTGGATACCCATTTGGAAGAATCAAATCGATCTATAAGATGCCTGATCAATTTATTTTAGATAAAACTTACCTAAAAATGGCCAAGACTTGGTCAAAGCTATCCAAGGCAAGAAGAAAAAAAGTAGGATGCATTATTGTAAAAAACGGCGCCATTATTTCTGACGGATATAATGGCACACCGAAAGGCTTTGACAATAATTGCGAAATTAATCTTGATGAGCATGATAAAAAAGCTTTACTCACTAAACCAGAAGTTTTACATGCGGAAAGTAATGCTATAACAAAATTAGCAAAGTCTAGTAATTCTAGCAATGGAGCAACAATGTACATTACAATAGCCCCATGCCTAGAATGCTCAAAATTAATTATACAATCTGGAATAAAAAGGGTAGTTTATAAAAATTTTTATAAAAACCTTGATGGAGTTAAACTATTAAAACAATCAGGAGTAGACATAACAAGTTATGAAAATTAAATTCAAAAAATTAAACGCTATGGCTAAAGCGCCAGAGCAATCAAATTTAGGGGACGCAGGATTTGATCTTTTTGCAACTAATAAAACTTTTCCATCACATTCGGACTCGGGACTATACGTAGAGTTTCACACAGGAATTAGTATGGAAATACCTAAGGGTTATGTAGGATTTCTTTTTCCAAGATCAAGTATTTCAAAAACAAGGCATTCTTTAAGAAATTCTGTAGGCGTTATAGACTCTGGATATAGAGGAGAGATAAGGTTTAGATTCACAGATGACCCAAGTCCTACTGGATATAGAATTGGAGACAAAATAGGACAAATTGTTTTTATAAAACTGCCGAAAGTAGAAATGAATGAATGCAAAGAGCTTCAAGCTTCGGATAGAGGGGTTGGAGGTTTTGGTTCTACTGGAAATTAAACCTTGACTTTTATTAGCAATAATGGTAATATATATGAATAATAAAAAATGGCTTACATAAATAAATTCGATAAAGATGGAAAGTGCTCACAAGAAGGACATTCAGCAGAAGATCTTTTTGAAGCAATAGCTAAATCAAAAAACTATCTTGTCACTAGGGCCACTCGCTCAGAAAATATGCACAAACATATCGACATGTTCCTAGAAGGGAGAGACTCAAAAACTAAAAACAAAAAAACTATTAGCGTAGATATTAAAGCAAGCAAGCGCACTTCAAGAAGGGATAAAGAATTTAATTATGAATGGGTCTGGATTGAGATTAAAAATGTTCAAGGTAAAAATGGCTGGCTTTTTGGAGAAGCAGACTTTATAGCTTTTGAGCAAAAAGATGATTTTCTTCTTGTGCCAAGAAAAACCCTTGTTAATTTTATAAAATCAAATGTGAGGTTCGATCTAGATCTAGTTGATCGCGCAGCGCATGCAAAGTACAGAATCTACCAAAGAAAAGGCAGGAGGGATCAAATTACCCAAATTAAACTCAAAGATTTACTAACGTTAAAAAATATTATATCATGGAAAAAGTAAAAATTAATACAGAGAATGTATTCGTAGTCACTAGAGATGGCAGAAGAATCGAGCCCGAAAGCTACACAGAAGAGAAAGATGCTCAAATTAGAGCAGCTAAACTTGTGGAAGTTTTAAAGAAATGGAAAGATCCTGATGTAAAAAAAGTCGGGATCGTAAAAACAAAATATCCTAATACAATAACATGATGGTTTTAAATTATATGCTAAACAAGACAATGCCTTTTATAATTATAGCATTTTTGCTTTTTTATAAATTAGGTCTTAATTCAATTGAAGCGTATGCAGTTTTAGGCTTAAGTTTCTATATTTGCCATTTTAATTATAAGGTTGGCTACGCAGTTGGGCTTTGCGAAGCGAAAGGTATCAAAATAGAAAATTAAGTGTAACTAAATTAGTGCCTAGAAAAAAGAAAACTTCCATACAAATTCCGCAGCTAAAACAAACTATAACAGTTAATTGCGAAAAATTAGATGAGAAACAACTATTGTTTCTAGAAAAGTCTTTGGCTCCCGAAACGCATATTATGTTAATATCTGGCCCAGCAGGGACCAGTAAAACGTATATGTCAATATATTCCGCAATGAGGTTGCTATCGGCGGATGAAGATTTAGACCTTCTTTATATAAGAACTGTTATTGAAAGTGCAGATAAAGGCTTGGGTGCCCTACCAGGAGACTTAGAAGAAAAATTCAACCCTTATATATTGCCACTGCTAGACAAGCTAGAAGAAATGCTTCCAAGCAATTCAACGATTAAAAGCGATTTATTTGATAAAGGTAGGATATCAGCCTTGCCAGTTAATTTCCTTCGAGGAGCAAGCTGGAACAATAAAGTTATTGTTGCAGATGAAGCTCAAAACTTTTCATTTAAAGAATTAACTACATTAATTACAAGAATTGGAGAGAAATGTACAATTTTTATATGTGGAGACCCCATGCAGAGTGACATAAATGGCAAGAGCGGATTCACAGATTTATACAATATATTTAATAACCAATCTAGTAGAGACAAAGGGATTCACTGCTTCAACTTTGACCATACAGACATTAAGAGAAGTGAAATTTTAAAATTCATTATAAAAATGATTCAAGAAGGTGGTTAAGAAAAGTAAAAATTTCGACACTCTGAGACAAAGAGACTGGAGCAAAAACAATGCAGTATTTATACTGAACATGATGAGAGCAGAGGTTTACTCCAATTTTGAACAAGTAGATCAGGGATACTCAACTACAAAAATGTTTGAGCATCACGATAAAGATTGCTTGGTCGGATTAACCATTGACGGAAAAGATTGGCTTGCATTTAATAATCAAAAGTCGATACAAGTAAAATATAAAGTTAGAAACGCCGCGAAGAGCCTGAGTAGATTTTTAATTAAACAAGGAAAACTCTCTCTAGAAAATTACCAACATGTTATTTATAAAATTTTTATACTAAATAGAGGGCGCGCTTCCTCAAACAATTTAATAAAAACAGAAAAAGGAGAATTTATTTTCACAAAAGAAGGTTCAGACGCTTTTAATGGAGAGCCATTTTACTTTCAATATTTTTGCGGAAAAAAAGACAAAGAAAACTTTTTCGTAAATTTTTCTTAAAAAAACTTGACAAAACGAATTCAATATAGTAATATATACACATAATTTATTTTTGATCTTTAACATTTTAAACACTTTTGGAAGGGCTTATAATCCTTCCTGTGGGTGACCGAACTAAGCCTGTCGTGAGCGGGCTAAGGTATGCAGATCCCCTGTGGCGGGGTAGCAGAGTCCAATCGGATGAGCTAAAGACCATGTGCCGAGTCTGATTTGTAGTTCGAAGTAGGTAACATAGAACTGATGTTCACGCCGAAAAGTTGGAGGTATACAGTAGTCCTTCCCCACACCATTTTAAACCCTAGGCTTACCTAGGGTTTTTGTTTTTAGAACTTTTCTATAATAATTATATTATAGTTGCATGGTTTACATTAAAAACAATAAAACAGGCAAAGATGCTATACAGCATATTGAAGACGTTCTATTTGCCCATAAAAAAATGCTAACAGAAAGAGATTCCGAACAAAACATTTTAAATAAAAAAATTATGTCTCAATACATGAAAAAAGATCTAAATAGGGTTTTAGAAGAAGAAAAAGAGGAGCTTAGAATAAAAATTGCAGCCATAAAATATACACTTGACTATGTTAAATTAATGCTCAAATCTTCAAATTATTATGAGTAATTTAGGGTTAAGATATTTAGATTTTCACATGAGGGAAACATTTAAAGATTTTGTCAACCTAAGGCAATTGCTACATGTAGACTGGTTCGAAGATTGCGGGATCAGAGCGGCACTGTATATGTCAAAAGAGCAAGAAGGCTTAGGGATGGAGGATGTACATAAATTTTCAGAAAGCAAAGATGTAACAGACATTATACTTTTATGTCCTCCCGCAACAGAAGAAGAACTTAATGGAAAATAAAGCTATAATTTTCTCGCTTTTGGCTCTTGCAATATTCTTGCTCTGGAAAAATGACCAACAGCACAAAGATATTGAATATTTAAGAGAAACAATTTTCATGCAGAACGAAGCGATAACATCTCAACAAAAGCTTTTAGCTTTATACAAATTTTACTATACTGACAACAACCCAATTTCATATCAAAACAATGACATTAAAAGAACTCATTAATTCTTGCAGCTACAAAGCTGTATTCAACATTTTACATAAGCATTATTTTTCAGACTGGGACACCGATAGATGCAGAAAAATGGATGTGGGATTTCTTTCAACATGGAATGAGCTCTCAAATTTAAATTCCAGCCATCAATCTGATGATAAAATTTATGTAATTAACGCAGAAATCGATGGCTCAGAAGAGATCCTTTTTGACGTGTGTTATTTTTCAGAGAAAGAAGAAGAGCTCTATTCGATTGATTTTATCAATTGGTCAGAACTTATCAACCTTGAAATAGTAAATGAATATAATTTTGACAGCGATAAAGAGCTTTTGGCGCATATTTTGTATGAAATTACTTTTTGGGGTTTCTCAAATGAATCTATCCAATCAGAAGCAAAAAAACTTCAAGACTCTATCGAAGACTTTTCTAAATGAATTTATATAAAATACCCCAGCATAAACTTTTTCCGAAAGTTGTAAGGGCTGTAATTGAAATACCAAGAGGAACTTCTGCAAAATATGAATACGATCCAGAAATAGGTATATTTATATATGACAGGTCACTGCTAAGTGCGATGACTTATCCCTGCAATTATGGCTTTATACCTAATACTCTTGCGGAAGATGGAGATGCACTAGATATTTTGGTATACAATTCTCCTCTAGAGAGAGGAACTGTTGTAGACTGTAAAATTATTGGAGTCTTAGACATGGACGACGAAGGACAAAAAGATTACAAAATACTAGGTGTCCCAACTTCTCACATAAGGCCCTATGTAGGGCTACAGGATATTGACCCGCTTTTTCTACAAATTTCTAAAAATTTTTTTCAACACTACAAAGACCTCAACGATAAAAAGGTGGTTATACATGATTGGCACGACAAACATTTTGCCCTAGACATTGTAGACAAAAGCTTAAAAACTTCTTGACATATTTAGCCTTATTTAGTATAATAATGTCATGATTAACGATGATAATTATTATGAAGAGGAAGTAGAAAAACTACAGTCAGTCCCCAATCAATTAAATAGACTAGAAAAGTCTATTGATACAATTATTCACTCAATTGATTTTTTAATTAAAAGAAAAAATTTAAAAAACTATAGAACAGAAGCCCTCAAAACAAAATCAGAAGATTTAAAGAAAGAAATTGAAGATTTAATTTCAGATCCTTACTTAGGAGACTGTCCTTACAATGACCCCACACTGGATCACAATGATCCATATTACATGAAACCCCCTTTTGGAAAAACTCCAGAACAATTAAAAAAATTATCACAAACTAAAAAATGAAAAACATGATTAAAAACATATTCTCACCTCGTTTTCTTCTTGTTTACAGGAATGAAAACAATCAAGTAAAAACGTATGAAATCTCTAGACCAAAATTAGAGAATTCTTTTGGCAACTCTTCAGAAAGTAGAGGTAATGTCGGATTTAAAGCGTATTGTTACGGAAGAAAGCAAGTCAGGGCATTTAGGCATGACAGAATTGTCTCTTTGACAAAGTGTTAAAATGAAAATTTTTACAACACTTTTTTTGCTAATTATCTTATTCTCTTGTTCGAAAAAAAACATCGAACTAACCCAACAATCAGAAATTCTGCCTACTGTACCATTCGTACATCCTAAATTTCCGAGTGTTGCATTTAGCGAAAAAAATAATTGTGATTGCAGCGATTGTGACTGCATTCCAAAGAATATTATTCTTCCGCCCTGCTGGCCCTGCTCATGCAAGAAGTAAATTTAGATAACTTCTGCAAAGAGGTTTGTATTAATTTTGAAACTGCGACTAAACTTGTAGAAAGAGATTACCTTTTTAAAAGAGTTGCGGAATATAAATGCGAGATAGATATAGATAATTTTACAGATTTAGTTTTAAACATGAAGAAAAATAGATTTAAAATATCCCAAATACAAAAAGATGCGTCAGAAAAAAAATGCTTTGTTTGGTTTGAGGAGGAGGTTGACGGTGTCTAGTTCAGGCAAGGGAGACTCCCCTAGAAATATTTTTTCCAAAGAATTTAAAAAAAATTACGAATCAATAAACTGGAAAAAGTCAAAGCCCAAAAAAAAAATTAAAAAGCAAAATGAGCGCTAGTGGACTATATACATAAATTATAAATTTTTAGAAACATGAAAACAGTAGCAGTTAGTGGATACTTTGACCCAATCCATGTGGGACACCTTGAATATCTTGAATTAGCAAAAAAACTTGGAGACAATCTTATTGTCATCGTAAACAACAACCATCAGTGTGTTCTTAAGAAAGGGAAACCATTCATGGATGAAGCAGACCGAGTGAAAATCGTAGAAGCTCTTGGAATGGTGGATCGCGTATTTCTAAGTATAGATGAAGACAAAAGTGTATGCGCTTCTCTTGATGCAATTAAACCAGACATTTTTGCAAATGGTGGAGACAGAAGCACAGGTGAAGTGCCCGAAAGTGTTATTTGCGAAAAGCATGGCATTGAAATGGTTGATGGGCTTGGTGATAAGATTCGAAGCTCTTCAGATCTTACAGGCTTGAAACAAAAAAACCTTGAGCAAAATTAAAACAAATCAAAAGAAAAGTGGACGATAGACAAAAAAAATATCTCTCTACTGAAAAGGGAAAAGCTGCTCAGAAAAAAGCGCAAGAAAAATACGATGAAGATATAGAAAGAAGGAGAAAGCAGAAAAGAGATTACATGAGAAGAAAAAGGTTAGAAAACCCAAATTATTGCAAGTGGAAATGAAAAAGTTTCCAATCAAACGCTTCGACCCAAAAACCTCAAGAGTTTTAATTACGTTCGTAATTCCAGAAAGAGCTTTTACTTATTTTTCACAACCAACCCTTCATAAGAAATCATATAAGCACCTATACAAAGAAAATATAGAATATTTTTTTAACCACGGAGAGATAAATAATGATTTAACAAAGACCTGTTTTGTCATAAACGGAAAGAAAGACTCTTTAGGCATAGATTTTGGAGAGAAAAACACTCTAGAAAGAGAAAATACCTATGGAGATTTTGCTGGATTTTACCATTCAATAAAAAGTTTCGGGGAAGACAATTTTGATTTTTTTATTTTTATTAATGATACCTGTAGGGGACCTTTCCTTCCAGATTATATTAAAAGCAATACAAGTTGGATAGATTTATTTTTAGATAAAATTGATAAAAGAGTCAGGCTTGTAGGCCCCTGCTGGAATTGGACAGATACCGACAGAAAAAAAGGGCATTTGCATATCCAGTCAGCATGCTGGGGCACAGATAGACTTGGCATTCAAATGCTTTTAGAATCCAGAGTACTAAAAGCAGATTACAATAAAGAATTAGGGCTTTCCAATTTTACAGATAAAAATTTTAAACGCAGATATATACATTGGTGCGAAATCGGCATGTCAAAAGTCATAAAAGACAATGGGCATAAAATAAAACCATTTATGATGTCGCAGTATGAATACCCAGATATCCAAATACCTAGCGGAGACTGCCAAAAACCCAACAAATATTATGGCTCAACAATACACCCTTTTGATGCAATGTTTCTCAAAACCAACAGAATATATGACATCAACTTGCAAAACATATGTCGATGGCAAGATTTAAAACTAAAAGAATTATGTTAAAAGTTTTTCAGATATATTTTTTAGACAGCCAAAAAAAAACTCTACTAGAAGGCTTTGAGCCATTTTTTAACAAAAATGCTAATATTTTTCTTGAAAACCAAGTAATGATAGATCTTTTTGCTCAGCATGAAAATGATAATTTCGATTGGTTTGGAGTTTTTTCGCACAAAGTTTCAAAAAAAATGCTTACAAATTTTTGCTATAAACATATTGAACTTGCTGCAAATCGACATTCAGAGCTTGATATTCTAGGACCCAGAACAGAAGGTTACCCTTGGATACCATTAAGAAAACCCCATAATCCAAGAATTCAACATGCTAACAAGGATTATCCAGGCATGTGGGAATGTATAGATTTAATATTAAGGAAATTAAATATTCCAGACAAAAACAATGGTAATTTATTGAACTCAAATGTGAACATGATCTACACAAACTCTTTCTTATGCAAAAAGGACGTAATGAGAGATTACATAGATAAAATTTTACAACCAACAATTAATCTAATTAAATATGATAATGAAGTCAGGAATCTTGCATTAAAAACCTCCGACTATCAATCCGTATATAAATTTCCAGAAAATTTAGCCAAAACCTCGGGGCTTACAAGCTGGCCACATATACCTTTTATTTTAGAAAGAATGATAAACGTATATTTTTTAACATATAACAAGAGAACAGCGTTTGTTTTATGAAAATTGAATTTTTAAATTTAATTTTTGTTCATATCCCAAGAACTGGAGGAACATCAATCGAAAACTTTTTTATTGACTGGTATGGTATCAACCCTTTAAAGGATTTTATAATAAACGAATGCCTTGAACACTTTAATTTCGAAGAATATGTTGACCACTTTGAAGATCTGTCAAATATATGGCAAAAGTCAAGAGACGCTTCAAAATATAATTTTGGCAAATCTCATTTTTTAAAATTTGGGCACAAAGAAAATAGAATATTAGAAATACCTTCTTTTTATAAACACCATTGGTTTCATTATTTTGATGGCGCAAAATGGCTACAACACGCAAGTATAAAAGATTTTAGTAATAAAAAAGATTATTTTAAATTTGCATTTGTTAGAAACCCTTGGGACAAAGCTGTTTCCGATTGGATTTATCTCCAAGAGCAAGCAGACATAAAACCTACTGAGCCACTCAAAAACTATCTTCTCCAAGAGGGATTTTTTGCTACAATAAACCACTTAAATAACCGTGATGGTAGAGCAGATCATTTTGCAACTCAATCTAGTTTTATTGTAGAAAACGAAAACATTGCAGTTGATTTTGTGGGAAAGTTCGAAAACCTGCAAGAAGACTTTAAAACTGTTTGTGACAAACTTGGAATAGCAAATCCTGAGCTTCCACACAAAAATAAAACAAATCGGAAACATTACACAGAATACTACGATGACGAAACCCGTCAAATTGTTGCAGAAAAATACGCAAAAGATATCGAATATTTTGGATATAAATTTGGAGAATGAGAAATGAAAACAGGATTCGCATTCACACCTTAGCGATAGCAGTGTAAGGTGAAAAATATGAAAAAAATAATTCTAGTTACTGGAGGGGCAGGATTTCTCGGCAGTCATTTATGTGAAAGACTTATCAAAGAAAAAAACCAAGTAATTTGTCTTGATAATTTTTTTACTGGAAGAAAATGCAACATTAAACATTTAATAAAAAACCCTAACTTCGAACTAATTAGACACGACGTTGTAGATGAAATAAAATTAGAGGTTGATGAGATATACCATTTAGCATGTCCAGCATCCCCAGTCCACTATCAATACAATCCAATAAAGACGATCAAAACTTGCGTCCAAGGTTCAATGAATATGCTCGGGCTTGCAAAAAGGACTGGGGCAAAAATACTTCTCGCATCAACCTCAGAGGTTTACGGAGACCCAGAAGTTCACCCGCAAAAAGAATCTTACAAGGGAAACGTAAATCCTATAGGAATTAGGTCTTGCTATGATGAAGGCAAGAGATGCGCAGAAACTCTTTTTTTTGATTACCATAGACAAGAAAATGTAGACATAAGGGTTATGAGAATTTTTAATACCTACGGACCAAGAATGTTAAGAAATGATGGGCGAGTAGTTTCCAATTTTATAGTTCAAGCCTTAGAGGGAGAAGATATTACAATATATGGAAACGGAAAACAAACAAGATCCTTTTGTTATGTTGACGACTTAATCGAAGGAATGGTTAGATTAATGAATCAGCAAGTACATATTGGGCCAATAAACATAGGCAACCCCAACGAATTTACAATTTACGAACTTGCGGAAGAGGTTTTGTCACAAATTCAAACAAAATCAAAAATAATTCACAAAGACCTTCCGTTAGATGATCCAACACAAAGAAAACCAGATATATCTCTGGCAAAACAACACCTGAATAACTGGAATCCAGAAATAGAATTAAAAGAAGGCTTAAAAAAAACAATAGAATATTTTAAAAATGAAAAATAAAACAATAGGAGTAATAGGAAGAGGCTTCGTAGGAGGAGCTGTAGAGAACGGCTTTAAAGATTATGAAATAAAAGCGTTTGACGTAAGTAAAGACAGGCAAAAAGACTCGCTTAATGAAGTTTTAAATCAAGATTATGTTTTTGTCTGCGTTCCAACGCCAATGACTAGGCCAAACGGTGGAACAACAAACCTCTCCATACTCAATGAAGTAATGGAAGACCTTTCAAAAAGAAATTCAGATGCAATTTTTATTATAAAATCTACAGTTCCAGTAGGAACAACAGAAAAATATTGTAATAAATACAAAAATTTAAAAATCGTACACTCTCCAGAATTTTTAACCGCAGCAAACGCAAACAAAGATTTCGAAAACCCAGACAGAAACATCGTAGGAGGAAAACAACCTTATGCAAAAAAAGTTCGGGACCTTTTTATAGAAAGGTTTCCATCGACACCATGCCTAATAACAACAAGCAACGAATCAGAAATGATAAAATATACAGCGAATTGCTTTTTGGCTACAAAAGTTTCTTTTTTTAACGAGATTTTTGATTTCTGCATGAAGAAAAATGTTAACTGGGACACCCTAATAGAAGGAATAACATTAGATAAAAGAATAGGCGAGTCCCATTGCCAAGTTCCAGGGCCAGATGGAAACAAAGGTTTCGGAGGAACCTGCTTTCCTAAAGACATAAACTCACTCATTTGTCAAATCCAAGATGAAAACATGGTTCCCCTACTTCTTTCTGCAGCGTGGCAAGTTAATCTTTTAAACAGAGAACTCAAAGACTGGCACAAAGAAAGTTCGGCAGTCAGCGAGATAAATGATAAACCATAAACATAAATTTCTTTTTATTCATATCCCAAAAACATCAGGACGATCAATTGAGATGGCTTTGACTGATACGTGTGGCATGGATGATAATGCTAGACGTTTTAACGGACCTAACCAATTTTTATGCAATCCACATAGAACGCTGGATGATTACTATAAAATTTATTCAAAACAAGAATTGAAGAGTTACTTTAAATTCACAGTAGTAAGAAATCCGTTTGACAGGATCGTAAGTGAATACTTTTATTCGAGAAGGAGAGGGTTGACACAATCTCGTGATTTTAAAACATTTGTGGTGAATGGTGAAATAGACACACACTCCTATCCAAATCATAACATCCCACAGATTAATTTTTTTGTAGATAAAAAAAGAATCGACTATATTGCAAAATTTAAAAACCTGCAAGAAGACTTTAAAACGATATGCGACAAAATAGGAATTCCACATCAAGAACTTCCACACAAAAACAAAACAAAACACAAACACTATACCGAATACTATGATGACGAGACAAAATCTATAGTTGAAAAAAAGTACGCAAAAGACATTGAATATTTCGGTTATAAATTTGGAGAGTAAAGATGATAAGTCACAAATATAAATTCATATTTGTGCATGTGCCAAAAACAGCAGGAACAAGCTTGCGAGTAGCAATGGAAGGCATGTATGATGAATTGCATGACCCCCATCACTCAACTTTATTTGAAATTAAAGAGAAATTATCCGAAATGATATTTCAAACCTATTTTAAGTTTTGCATTGTACGAAACCCTTGGGATCGAGAAGTCTCAAGATACGAATACATCAAACAAGATAAAGGCCACGAAAATCATATGCATTGCTTGCGAGGTTTTAATGAATACTTATTTAAATTTGCTGATGATGAGTTCGACGCTGTAAATTATAATCATTTAAAACTAAATGATAAAATTGCTATGGATTATATAATAAAATTTGAAAACTTCCAAGAAGGCTTTAACATTGTATGCGACAAAATTGGCATTTCTCGCAGAAAACTTCCACACATAAACAAAAGTAACCGCAAGCACTACACCGAATATTACGATGACGAAACCCGTGAAATCGTTGCGGAGCGATATGCAAAGGACATAGAATATTTTGGATATAAATTTGGAGAATAAATTATGAAATATACAGAAAATAATTATCTCAAAAACCCTAGAATTACAACAGAAAAATATCGTAATAGATTAACATCTTGGCAAGTACCTGCCATCCAAAAACATATTGGAGATTTAACTGACAAAGTATTTATTGACATTGGTGCAGGTGATATAGTTCTTGGGGAAGTGCTTGATCAAATTGGAAAACCAAGAAAGTTTTACGTGCAGGATCTAAATAAACTAGCAATAGAGTCTGGTCTACAAAGACTTAAATCAACCAATATAGACACAAGTATTTTTAGTGAGATGGTTTCACATGATTTTGATTTTAGTTTAATTGAGGAGGGTGAGATTGATGCAGCTTTTTCTAATTCACTTTTTTCACACTTGAGCATAAACTCAATTATACTTTGTTTGCGAAACCTTAGTTCAAAAATGAAAGCTGGATCAAGTTATTTTACTTCAATGATAGTTTTACCAGATAATACTGAAAAATTGAGTTATGACTGGAGTTACTTAAAGAAAATAGGGTCAAATATAAAATCATCATCAATTCACGACCCATATCATTACACAGAACATACATTGAATAATTTACAAAACTTTAATACAGGATTTGAACTAAAGTACATACACGATTATGGTCACCCATTTCAGAAACTTGTTGAATTTTCTTTGTATAAATAGTATAAACTATGATTATTAAAATTGACAAGTTTATTATAGATTCTTCTCAAAAATCTGGCTGCACGACTGTCCTTAAAAGCTGGCTCAGCCACTCAGGGCTTCTTCAAAAAGCCTTAGATTACCACCCTTGGGTCCACAAATATAGAGAAGATTTTAATATGCATCCCTCTCAAGAAGATCTTCTTTCTCAAAATTTTATAAAAATAAAGTATGTGAGAGACCCTATTCAGAGAGCTATAAGCTCCTACATACACGGAATAAATGTTAAAAAAACAACAGAAGATTTTTTTAATTTTAAAAATTTAAACCCTTCTTTTCTTGAGTTTTTACAATTTTTGCGTGATGGAAAAATTTCAATGACTGAAGGGGGCCTGCACTGGCAAGTTCAAAATGAATTACCCTCAATTGATTACCAAGAAATCATAAAAATAGAAGATATTCATTCTCAAACAAAGTATTTGAATACAAAATATAATCTTAATTTAAAGATTTTTGACTCATTCCATCACATGAAAAAAGGTAATCATATCGAAGGCTTATTTAATCAACCAGCCAGTGAAGTAGATAATGCAATTAAAAAAACATTAATTAAAACGCATGAATTTAATTCATATCCTAAAGGCAATCAAAAAATAAAAGATAAGCTTTGGAAAAGAGTTGTGCCCAGCTACGACTCATTTATCAATGAGGAAGTTATAAATTTAATTAAACGCATATATAAAACAGATTTTGATAGATTTAATTATTAGATTTGTAAAAATTTAGTGCAGACAAATCCTCTACAGCAGTGCTATCTAGGTATCCAAACATTGAAAGCACGTCCTCCAATGACCTATCTTGATTACGAAGCCTGCCATTGTCAGACCTCGCTCTTTTTCTTTTTATATTAAATTCTTCTTGTGACTTCGTGTAGAAATGTGCGATATACGCTATATCCAAAGCTTTGTTAGTTGTGTTACCTCCATAAGGAGGTTCATCTAATATGATTCCACCTTCGCAGTTATATATAGGAAAATCTCTTTTCATTTTAGGTAGATGAGGGTTTGAAAAGATAACGCAATCGCTACAGTCATCTATTGCAGACCTATGGAATATGCATTTTATTGGCTTGCAAATATCTCTTGAGGCTCTGGTAAATCTCGATAATACTGACTGCCCACTGTTTACCAAATGAAAGTTTGAACCAAAAATCCTCCAATTAAAAGCGACAGCTTTTTGATTTCCTCGTTGGCTTATAAACTGTTTTATGTTTTTATATTTTTTTAACACCAAAAACTCATCTATATCCATAGGCAATATCCATTGATTAAGATTTGATCCACTTTTGTTAACAATAAAATCTTTATATGCTTTTAACTGCATAGCTTCGCCAGAATATGGGTAAACAATAACTTTATTTTTATATTTTTCGGGTATTGCAATATCACCATAATCTGAATTGTCATAAATATGTATAAAGTCAAAACCTATCTTGAGATGATAACTAATCCATTCTTCCAGATATTGATTTTCAAACTTAGCTATAGCAATAATGCTAAAAATATTATTGTCTTGACAATTCATTAGTTTTTATATATTATATAAACATAATGGCAGAATTATATTCATACGACAACGACTGGGATGAAAAATATCTCTCCAAGACTTTATTGAAGTCTGAATATAAATATGATTTTATAGCTGACGAAGTTTGCAATGGCGCCTTCCTGTTTCCCTTATTTTCTCAAGATTTTTGCGAAGAATTAGTATTGGACCTTGAGTCTTTTGATGGTTGGACGGAGAATAGGCACGATAATTACCCTACTAATGATGTACTACTTAAGGATTTCAATAAACCTCTTTTTGATATATATGAATGTATATTGAAAAATATATTAATTCCTGCGACAAACAAACTTTATAGCATACACATTAAGCCGAAAGAGGTAAAAGAAGAAACGTTCATAATTAGATACAAACCTTCGAATCAGTCAATGCTTGACCTTCACCATGACTCATCTCTCTTTACTTGTGGAATACAACTTTCCAGCGACTTAAACTATATAGGAGGAGATTTGTACATGCCTCAACATAAATTATCACTAAAGGCAGAACAAGGCAAGGTATTAATACACCCAGGAAGATTGACTCATAAACACGGAGTTCGCCCTGTTATTTCTGGAGAAAAATATTCCCTAATATCTTTTTGCAAATATGGATGAAGAGTATACAGAAGAATACCTAGAGGCTTATAATCATGGATATGAAGATTGCGAACAAGATTTTGCAGATAATAAAAAAAATCAAAATTCAAACTCCCTAAGCATATTAGATGAAGAAGAATTAAAAATCGAGCATGACAAGGGAGTAGAAGAAGGCTTTAATATTGCAAAACAACATTTACATGATCTACTCGAGGCTTATTCTCGTTTAGAATATACTGACTCTAGAAAAAAAGAATTAATTAACAATCAAATTTTAACAATAAAATACTCAATAGATTACTTAAACGCAAAGGTTGACGAAAAACCTTTTTACAACATTCCTTGGATTTAATATGGAAGAATTTAGAATAAAATACAGGCATGATCACGCAGTAACAACGAGTTACCATTACTACCTTGCCGAAGATGCAGACCAAGCTTTATCATTTCAGGACTACATGGCTGAAAAAAAACATTGGGAAATTGAAACGATTTCAGTTGAGCGTTACGATAAATATGCAAGAAAATGGGAACAAGTCCCAATTACATGCGATCCCATTGATCCCAAAATATAGAGCCTAACCCCTCATCTCTAAGGAGATTAATTCCTATAGCTCTTTCTCCAGGTTTAGAGGGATCCATATCATTTATCAAAAATCTCGGACCTCTTTCAATCTCCATAATTAACCTATCATATGGAATTTTGTTTTCTTCCAGCTCTGAGACCGTATGTTCTCTCAAGTATTCTGGCCTTGCCGTAGTCAATATAATCATATGACCCTCTTGTTTCCAAGCTTGCATTTTTTCTACAGCTCCACTGAGAACATCTGGTTTTGATGTTTTATAAGATTCGAATTTTCTATAATTAAATAGCGTTCCATCGATATCGCAAAATATTGTGTTATTTTTTTTCATTCTTTTATTTTATTAATTATGTTCTGTTTTTCAAGTTCACTCAATCTGTAGAACTTCTTTAAAGCTTTTATGTATGCAGTTCTTACTCTGGTTGCGGGGTTCGAATGGTCTTCGGCTTCTTTCATATATTCCACAGTTAAATAATTTATTATTGATCCTCTTTCGTAATTTTTTTCCATAAAGCATCTTTCTCCTTTTGATTCATAGCAATTAATCTTCTTTTGGCCCACTCTGCGGCGCGCATACCTCTTTCGAAATCTGACCTCTCTATAAATAGCATTGATTTTAAAACGTGACACCGCAAATACATGAGCATTTTCTCATCTTTTCGCATATCATAAAATACACCCCTATTTCAAAAAAACTAAAAAAAATGTTGACTTCTGTTCAAAAAAATGTCATTGTATATACTATGACAAATACAAAATATAGCGAATTCTTAAATTTAACTGAAATGTGGCAAGATGGAGACTACTTTGAAGTAGGTGAAGTTATTGCAGACGAAGATTGGGGGCAAGCAAGGGTTGCAGAATTTTGCAGTTACTTTGCAAGGCATCTTGGTGTAAACCAACTTAATCTTTTATATAAATTTCTTTATTAAAAATGAGCAATCAACAAGTAAATAAATACAAAGAAGCAATGGAACGGCAAGAATTATATCATAATACCCTTAGAATGTCTTTTTTGTACGAAGAAATTAATTTAATTGAAAAACAAATACAACCCCAAGATTGTGGACACTTAAAAACTGCAGTGAGCGTTTTAAGGACTCAATTAAAAGATTTAAAAGAATCAATGTTTAAAGATGGTTGACCCTGAAATAGAAACCCTATGGGAGACTTATGATTTTACCATCGTAAACATCGTAAAGTACGAAGACGATGTATCTTTTTATTTAAACAGTCTAGACGAAATGTCCACTTTTTACAAAGGGGATGGCGATTTAGACATTTCTACAGAAGAATATTTAGAGTTTTTAAATGAAGGAATATCGAGTCTAAACGCATTAATTTCTTTTTATAATAAACACTTACTCACAATAAAAGAGATAGAATCATTTGGTTTGACAGATATGCCCCCAGAGAGAGAATTATCACAAGAAACCCTCGAAGAGTTAAAAAAATTAACTACCGATCTTAAAAAATCAATGCTTTCTGCAACAAACTTATTTGAATCAATTAAACAATCATTATTATGAAAAACTTAGCAAGAGAAATTAACGAAAAATTAGATGATCTCATTAATCTTTATGAAGAATACAGAGCATTAAGAAACAAAGCTTCTTCTAAAACAAAAAATATAAAAGAGGCTGAAGAAGTAATCTCGCTAGTTCACAATGATATAAACAAGATCACAAATAACGGAAAAAATATAAGAGATATTTTTACAAATGAGTTTTACGTTAACGATTTAACTCAAGATAAATTTTGCAAGAATTGAAAAAGCTTTGGTTAATTTGGGCGAGAACTTTAGATCATCGTGTTGGTAAAACAGACGAAGATCAGCCCGATATACCAATTCTCTCCTTAAAAGAAGCTAGATTTAGTTTAATCCTAAGAACGCTGATTGTCGTTATAAATGTAACAACTTGTTTTTTTATAATGGCGAACATAATTAAAAATTGGTAATGAGTAAAAAAAAATTGCCTGATAGCTATGTTCCAAATGCCTACGCCTTGTCTTACGGCAGTAATTTATCTGCACCTGTAATTAAACCCGACCATAGCCTTGGTGGTTGGAAAGTTGGTGCAGTACATTCTGCAAATAAACATTATGAAGAGCGGTTTGACAAAATAAAAAAAGAGTTGGAGAAACTTGCTGAGGATGTAAAATGGAATGAAATAATATTTAACGCAGAGATGAGAATGAAACCAGTGATAGGCAACATATATCATTTATACAAAAAAGATAGTGGAAAATATTTTATGAGCCTTTTTGCTCCCGAAGAATGTTCTTGGGGAGAAAAACATGAAGGAAGTTTCAGATTAAATTATGATAACAGGTGGGATATAGTATGAATTTTTTTATAGAAATGCTTGGCTTTACAGCGGGAGCAATAGGGTTGCTTGCTTGGTTACCGCAGTTAAGTACAGTATGGAGAAAAAAACTCCATGAAGGTGTTGATTTAAGAACTCTGTCAATAATTTTAGCTGCATTGTCTATTTGGTGCATTTATGGCTTCCTAAAAGAAGCTTGGGCAGTTTGCGTTAGCAATTTTTGTAGTGGTTCAATAGTTATTCTTATTATTTATAAAGTTAAACTTTTAAGAAAATGAAATATTTAATATTGGGAGGCTCAGGTTATGTAGGAAAAGCTTTTTTAAAAACGCTTAATTCAAAAAATCTACCACATAAATCGCTTAGTAGATCTGAGGTAAATTATTATGATAAAACAAGGCTTAGAGAATATATAAAATCACTTGATAGTAAAATTACAATAATTAATTGCGCGGGTTTTGTTGGAAAACCAAATGTAGATGCATGCGAAAACAATAAAGAAGAATGTCTTGAAGCCAATTCTATTTTACCATTCCTACTCTCTAGCCTGTGTAGAGAAGAAAATTATAATTTTTGCCACATATCGTCGGGGTGCATCTATAACGGCTATAAAAAGACTTTTTGCGAAGAAGATGAGCCAAACTTTAATTTTAATAATGGGAGCTTTTATAGCGGTTCAAAATCTTTTGGAGAAAAATTAGTTTTAAAATCAAATCCCGAGTCTCATATTTTTAGATTAAGAATACCCTTCAACGGAGAAAATTGCGAAAGAAATTATTTGACAAAACTTTTAAGTTATGATAAACTTATAAGTATGCAAAACTCCCTTAGTCACTTAGGCGATTTTGTGGAACATTGTATTGAATTAATAGAAGAGCAAGCTCCAAAAGGAATTTATAACATAACAAATAAAGGCAGTATAGATGCAAGATCAATCACCTGTATGATGAAAAAACATTTAAAAATTAAAAAAGAATTCAAGTTTTTTAGTAATTTAGATTACTTTATGCAAGAAATAACTGCACCCAGATCAAATTGCGTACTCGATACTTCTAAAGTAGAGCAATATGTTAACCTAAGACATGTAGAAGAAGCGGTAGAAAATTCTATAATTGAGCTTGGCAAAAATGGATTCAGATAAAGTTTTAACCATAGAAGGAAATCTTCTTGATTTTCCAGAACCTATCAATGTCATAGCGCATTCTTGTAATACTAGAAATATTATGGGGGCAGGTATTGCAAAACAAATAAAGGATCGTTACCCCGAAGCATACGAGGCAGACACAAAAGCCTATGATACTGAATACGATGAAAATGGTCAGTATGTTCATTGGTTAGGTAAATTCTCAAAAGCTGAAATAAATGATCGCAAATATATATATAATATGTATACGCAAGCGAGTGTTGGAGAAGGCAGGCAAGTTAGTTACGAAGTGTTTTGGAAAGCACTAAAAAGAGTAGAGCAAGACCTTTTTCAAATGAATGTAAATAAACATGAATATGATGGCTCTGCTCCACCTATTCTTGGCTTACCCTACGGCATCTCATGTGGACTTGCAGGGGGCAGTTGGAGAATAATAAAAGCAATAATTGAAGATATTTTTAGCGATTCTCCTTTAAAATGCTATATCGTCAAGTATAATCAGTAGTGGAAAAAATTGTTATTTATACTGGCTACCAAAAAGGAAATTGGGTAGATTATCACCCAATACAAAAAGGTCTTGGAGGTTCAGAGCAGTGTGCATACTATCTTTCTCAAGAACTAAAAGATACTTACGAAGTTTATGTTTGCTTTGATAAGTCAAATAATGAAGATATCGAAGGCGTAAAATATAGAGACATAGAAACAATTAAAAAAGAACTTAAAGGAGTTCAAATAAAATGCTTAATCGCTGTTAACTATATAAATTATTTAATCGAGCTCAACGACTTAAGCTTTACTTCGAGTTTTTTCTGGATGCATAATCTCAGTTTCTTTGAGTGGTACCAAGGCGAAAGATTACCTTTGGGTGGCAAAAACCTACTGCACGATGGAAGGTTAAAAAAAATTGTTTGCGTCAGTGAGTGGCACAAATCTAAAATGAAAGAAATTTTTAATAAATTTTCGAATAAAATTATTCATATAGACAATGGAATAGCTTTAGATAATTTTAAAAAATCGAATTTTAAAATAAAAGACTCATTGGTTTATTCCTCCGCACCCAATAGGGCTTTTTTAGATGTAGTTAATAATTGGGAGTTCGTACAAGAAAGTCTTTGTAATCCAAAAATTTATATTTGCGTACCAAATTATTGCGAAAAAGACTGGGAGAGAGATGAATACAAAAAAGCTTTAAGTTTAGTCGATCATAAGTTTTATGGCTGTTTACCTAGAGATAAACTTTACGATTTGTTTTCTAAAATGGAGTATTGGTATTATCCCGCAAAATATGAAGAAACTTTTTGTATAACAGCCTTAGAGATGTTGGGGCACAACATCACCCCAGTATCAAGCGAAACTGCTTCGTTAAAAACAACTTTAGGAAATTTTAATTGCAAAGATTTTTCTTTTAAAAATAATCCCAAACAAGTAAGAAAATATTTAAGCGGCTTTGACTGGAAAGTTCAGGCGGTCAAATGGAAAACTTTAATAGAATCCCATTAAAATCACTTGACATTTCAACAAATATACTGTATCATTTATATAAATGAAAGTCATTAAAGAATTAAAAAATGCGACATTTGAATATGATGAAGAAACAAAAAAGTTTCTTATATCCGACCATAAAGAATATGGAGTTGTTGAACTAAATAAAGTTTACGCTTTTGCATTTATGCGTTTTGTTATTCGAATGGCTCAAAGGAATTGGTTAAAACAAAAAAAGCCTAATAAAGCTGAACTGAATATAGCTCAAAATGAAGACGATCATCCTGATCAGATTTATTTTAAAGAAGAATTTTATGAAATTTAAAATTATATTAATATTTGTATCTTTAAGCTTTTTCTGCCTAGGAGATTCCCCTAGGGTTTTTACAAGTAAAGATAATACAAGAAAAATTACAGCTACCCTAATTGATTTTAACCCAAATTCTAATAATGTCACAATCAAAAGGGTTGACGGCAAAGTATTTAATACGCATGTCCTTAAGTTTAGTCTTCAAGATAGAATTTTTATAGCACAATCTTACAAAAATCAGGTTCAAGCTTTATTTATAAATAGACCAAATATTTTTGTTGGAAAGCGGAATCCATTAAATAAGAATATATGCATATTAACTCAACCTCATTTAGGCAACATTATGGCAGATAATTTGTGCAATCCAAAACTTATGAACTACCATGATTATGGAACTATTGTCAGGAAGATGAACGAAAAGTTTGTCGCAAGACAAGTTCAACCGAGGATTATCCATCCTGCTCCTAGAGCGAGAATTATTAATCAGCCTCGTCCGACCACAATTATTATGCCACAAAAATTTGAACCCGAAAAGCCTAAAAAGTGCGTACTTTGCCCGATTAGAAGATAATTTTGTGTAACTTTGTCTATGGACAAAATTACTATAAAGACAGGAGCAAATATAACTAAAATCCTTCAATCGACTGTAGATATTCCACAGGCTTTTACGGAATTAGTTAAAAATGCTATACAAAATAATGCAACTCGTTGTGAGATAGAACTAAAAGAAAATTCTGTGGTAATAACTGACGATGGAATTGGATTTAGCGAAATAAAAGGAGAAGATGGAATGAACTCATTTGACAGGTATTTCGTTTTTGGCAATTCTTATGACCAGACTGAAGGGCAAGGTGTTCGTCTAGGTCACATGGGTATAGGTGGGAAAATTGCAAACGATAAACTATCTCACGAAAAAAATATTCATTGGACTATAGAAACAAAAAACCCTCAGCAAAAATGTTTTTTTGTTGAATATAAGCCTGATCCTGATTTTGAATTTCTCGACGACTACCAACCTACAATCGAAGAGCTTCCATTTGAAAATTCTTCTATAGCAAGCGAAACAGGAACAAAAATAAGAATAGCAAGTTTAAAATCAGAAATCCAAGAAAATGGATGGAATGAAACTGAAATAAGGGACGAGCTACGCTCCTTTTTCGGCTTACTAGTCAATGAACTAAACAAAAATGACAAACCATTTGACCTCATCTTAAATGAAGAAAGTTTAAATTTTAGCTATAAACTTCCAGGATCAAATATACCAGAAATATCAAAAACTTTTGAGTTCGATTTGTATGGAGAGAAAAAAACTGCCGAAGTTAAATTTAATATGTCTTTGGTTTTAAATAAAGATCTTTTAAAAGATTACCACCTTAAAGGACTTCAAATAGTATCAGATGTTAAAATTTGCCCTTTTACTTTATCAGATTCTTTTTTATATTATAAAACCCTTGACAATATTTTAGATCAAGATGCTTTTGCAATAGTAGATAGCGATAGAGTTTTTTCTGTTTTCCCTAGATTAATAGGATCAATTTCATGCAAAGAATTATCCACGATATTGGATTCCACAGGAATGCCAGCAAAAGATCTTTCACATCATTTCTTAAGGGAAGATCATCCAATCACCACACCTTTCTACGAATGCGTGTACGAAGTTATTTTGAATTGGCTTGCAGAATATGTATTAAAGCTAGATGAATCGAAGGTTGGCATTCTTGACGCATTAGCTTTAGAAATTTCAGATTTAATTATTGATGAGTTTGACGATGAAATCGCAGAATTAATAACTTATCAAGATGGAGAAGTTGAAGTTGATGAAGATTCTTCTGGTAGAGAATTCAAATCATCAGTTCAATCTGTGATCAAAAATGAGTTAGAGTTTGAACTAGAGAAGAGTCAAAACCAACCACCCAAAAGACCGCCAAATTGGAAGGATAAACAAAATAAGAAAATTCCTAAAAAAAGAATTTTACCCTATATTATACTTGATCTAGGAGAAACAGAATCAGATGTAATATGCAAGCTTGACACAACCACAAAATTTAGAGTTTTAATTAATAGTGGAAATATAAAGTTTAAATCGTTACAAAATAATCCAAATGCTATTCTAATAACTCTACATATTTGTGAATGCTTAATCAGAGAAGCATTACTTTTTCAAAACCCAAACTATACCCATCTTGATTTAGATAAAAGAATTACAAAATTTTACAACTCTAAATATGAAGATCTTTTGAAAAAAATGAGAGAAAAGCTTGCGGAATAAAATAAGTCTTGACATTTTCAAATAATTATTATATAATTTTCTCATGTTAGGGAATTTTAATCCAAAAGCAATTCAAGATTTAAGCAAACTAAGAGCAGAAACGCTCAAAGAAAGCCCGCTAGAAAACTTGTGCTCTAAGTATTTAGAAAACCAAAGTCATTTTTCATCCATAGAAGAGTTAAATGAATTTTTAAATAAACTCCCTGACGATGAATTTGAGGCTTTTACCACACACATTATAAAAAACCTAGAAAAAGATAATGAATTATGATTTAAATTTTCATGAATTATGTGAAATGAATTATTATTTAAAAGAAAGACTGCATTTAATAAATAAAAGGCAAAATGAACAACTATGTATTGGAACGCCAACAGACGAAATAAAATCATTGGAGGCGATACAACATTTTATTAATTGGATAGAAGAAAACAACAATAATCAAATTACAATTTCAGTAAATAATGAGTGACAAAGATTACTTATGGCTATGGGATCGGGATCAAGTAATTATTCATTTAAAGTCCGCTTTAGTTGAATATATGAATTACTTTGAGACAAATAACATAGAAAAATGGTGGAACGACCCAAAACATCTTGACGATGTGGGAGAAAATATAGTGGACAATGTTTTCTCAGAGGACATGGATTACATAGAAATATATGAAAGATAAAAACAAATCAATTTCAAGGCAAATGATGGATGACCTTATGGATCTTTACGAAAAAAAATTTAAAATAAAAGAGGGTCTATTTTTTGGCGGTCTGCACGAAGATGGAGTAAGCGAGATTATTAGAAACGCACTCCATAGAGATGGAAACAAATCTGTAACAATTAAAGTTTCGTTAGATCAAGACGAGTACCATCTTAACGCAGAAATAAAACAATTAAATGATGGGAAATGATATGATTACATATTTCTGCATATTCATGTGTGCAATTCTAATTTTAGATGCACTCATACCATGAAGCTAGACGAAAAACAATCGGCTATTTTCTTAAAATGCGTTGAAGAGCTCAATGAGCTTGCAGCAGTACTAATGCAACAAATAAATAAACCTCATAAACGCAAAAGAAAAAGCATACTTTCAGAAATTTCTGATGTAGAACTTAGAATAAAAAATCTTAAAAATATTTTATAATGAAAGAAGAAGAAATTTTTATTAAATGTGGATGTACTGCCGAAGGCATGGGTATAGAATATGACGAGCAATCAGATTTGTTCTACTTTTCATATTGGTCACAAGGCTTTAAAAGCGGTAAACTATCCTTCTTACAAAGACTTAGGTATTCATGGCATTGCCTACGCTATGGTAAACCTTTTAGCGATGAGCTTATCATAACTAAAGATAATGCCTCATTAATAGTTGAATTTATTTGTTCAAATCAAAAACTTTCTCAAGAACAAATGGACGCATTAATTGAAATACTTCGACATCTTTATGATCCAATCAATTAATTTAGAATATATTATTATAGCAATACTTTCTGCTTTCTTAGTTTTATTAATTTTTAAGTTAAATAAATTATTCAAACAACTCAGCTCACTACAACAAAAACAAAAAAAAGAACTTTCTCTCAAAAAAAGTAAAGAAGTTTTATTTGGTCAATCAGCCGAAAAAATTGCCCCCTTCTTAGACTCTTTTGGTTTTGACCCGCAAAAATGTCAATTTTTAGGTCAACCTATAGATTATGTGGTGTTTGATGATGATGAAGTTGTTTTTGTCGAGATAAAAACTGGTAAGGCAAGATTGACGCAAAAACAAAAACATATTAAAGATTTAATTTTGAATAAAAAAATAGGATGGAAAGAAGTAAGAATATAATACTTGACCTGTCGCTAAAAATATAGTAATATATACAATATGGGAACAAAAATTAAATTAGGCTTAACATGTATTAGCGAACAGCTTAAGCTAAAAGACAAAGCGAAATACTCTTTTCGCACTATGACCCGCAAAAGGTTTAATGATTTGTGTGTAAAAGATGGCAGAGATGAAGCGCTTCAACAACTATCTGAAAGAATTCTTCACAATGTCATCACAACTGAAAATATATTATTTCATTGTAGTAATAGCGACATTGGTCATTATCGCCTCAGTAGCAATCTCTTTCCTCTTATTACTGATCCCACTTTGGAAATTTCTGTTTCAGATCTTCCAAACTCTGATCGTATTATCAGCCAGCTTAAACACCTCAAACCTAGTAGGCACAATATATCAATTAGCATACACCCCGATCAGTTCAATGTTCTTGCTTCTAAAAATGAAGAAGCGGTAACAAAAACGATTGAAGAACTAAATTTCCAAGCATGGATAATGGATACAATGGGCTTGCCACAAGACCATACTGCACCCATGAATATTCACATTAATTATACTCCAAAAATGGATGAAAGTTTGGAGATAGTAGCAGATAGATTTTTTAATAATCTTTTTATGTGCGATAGCGGTGTGTTCAAGCGACTAACAATTGAAAATGAAGACAAAGGCTTTTTTAATGTAGATAATTGCCTTAAATTCAGCGAATACTTATTCGATCAATACGAATACAATCTGCCCGTTTGCTACGACAACTTGCATGACTTCTGCAATCCTTCACAAACAATTAATGTAGCGTTTCAAGCAGAGCGGTGTGCATATACATGGGTAAATACAAATAAGCCTCATAGCGACCATTGTGAACATATATCAGATTTTCATGCCCCTGTTTTTCATTGGTCTGAAGGTAGACCCGATAAACCAAGGGCACACGCAGATTATTTTGCTCTAGGTCATTTTCCACCTTACATCGCAGTTGACCCAGATAGACCTGCGATATGGGAATGCGAAGTAAAACTTAAAGACATTGCCATACAAAAGCTAGTGGAAGCTATGGAATTAAATTCCCCAAAAAATATCCTTGACTATGAAGAACAATTAGTATAATATTATAATTATGAATAGATTTGACTTAGAAGAAAAAATAACATCATTATACCAAATAAATGAAGATCTTCAATCAATTATGCACAAAGAATTTGATACAAAAGAAGGTTTAACTGAGGATGAAAAAATGAACCTACTTATAGGCTCGATAGAATTACATAAGGTTAGATGTGATGCAACATGGGAATGCATGGAAAAGCTAATCGAACAGGGCGACCTAAAGTGAAAGAGGTAAATAAAATAAAAATGCCTTACTGCGGATATGTCTGCAACGAAGTTGAACTCAAATATCCAAAAAAACAAATAAGGAAAAGACTATCTTATCAATTCTGGAAACCAATTATTCAAGAAATGGATAACATCCCCTATTTCAAAAGAGTGTGTATTGCCTCTAGAGTTTGGAGCGAAATGGATGACAGAAAAAACTTCGGAACAATGAAGCAGGCTTGCTTTGACCTAGAATCATTAGCCTTATGTTTAATAGAATCAAATAGTAATAATCATGAATAGTAATAAAATTATCGAACAAATATGTTCTTCATCGGAGGTTATCTTAACCAATCTCTCTAAAGGAATTACCCTGTCAAATGCAGACTTAAATATTTTACATTTTGTTAGTTACAACTTGGAGAAAATTAAAAATAATACAAATTTGGGAAAAGAGCGTTCAAAAAAAGTTGGGGCAAATAAATGAAATGGGAAATACAAACACGCAAAGGTGGAGCAGAAATTTATGTTGAATGCGAAGACCGCTCTATTTTTATTGGCGAGGGGTATAGCCATTTAGAATATGGACAAAGCATTGCTCTTGCAAGTGTCATTAAGAAGGCATTAAATGAATACGAAGAAGCATATGAGTGCCACGATAAGGGCACAAATGCTCATTTTGACGAAATGCCTGATGATCAAGCATTTTTTGAGTCAACAGGTGGAAGAAATTGATTTTTATTATGAATAATTTATTCAATAGCTTACCCGATGTTTTTTATGCTATAAGCGTAATTACAGGATGTGTCTTGGTATTGCTCTTTTTATTAATTATAACCTCTACTAGCGACAAATAATTATTTCTTTTTTGATCTTTTCTTTTTTGGTCTTGCATGCCAATGCAGATGATCTTTTATTTTTCTTTGTTTAGTATCTATATACCAATCATCGTTTCCGTAAAATTTTCTCGCAACTTCAGATAGTTTTGCGACCATTTTCATTTCTATATATCTAGATGGAGTCATTGAGTGTTTTCTCCAAATAACTTGAGGTATTTTGCAGATAGTGCAGTCGCACACTACAATGTCCTTATCTTCGTAGTACCATTTTGTTTTCTTTTCAAGTTGACAAAGTTCGCATTTCATAATACAATATACACAATATGAATAAATTATTAATTATAATAACTTTTTTTTTACTAGGATGCAATCATCTTCCAAAGCCAGAAGATACAAAACTTTCTAGATCAAAAGATATGCAAGATGAAATAAACAAAATTTTAGCAAAGGATGCGGAAAACAAAAAATTAGAGAGAGAAATATTGGAAGAAATAAGAATCGCTCAAGAGAATCAAGATGAAGATGCTTTTAAGTTTTTTCTTCAAGATTACATGAGAGTAGAAAGATTAAAAATACCCGAATGGATGAAAGAAGAACCTAATTATGTTCAAGGCGGTTTAAAAGTTAAATACTAAAAAAGTCAAGTATAGTCTTGACAAATAATTACATTACTCCTATAATTGCAATCATGAGTCAGCCAATGCAAAATCAAAAAACAATTATAGAAAATTTAGCATTACTTATCAAGCAACAACAAAATAAAAAAAATGGTTAATTGGGTTAATATTGAAGATAAAACTCCCGAAGAAGGGAAAAGATTGCTTTACTTTTTTGAAGGTACAGGCGTTTGGACAGGCTTTTATTATGGCAGAAATGAAGAGTATCCCGACTCAAATAATCATGTATTTGGTTGCGAAGCAGGATTTCTAACAGGAGATGTTACTCATTGGTGTTACATTAATTACCCCGAAGAAGGAGAGTGGAGAGAAGAACAAGATAAAGAATTCTTCAAAGAAAGCAAAAAAGAAATGATAGAAGTGCAAATAGAATGGAACAATAACTTCAAAGAAATGCTTGAGTATGAGTAAAAAATCAGATCCATTTTATGATGATACATTAGATCATACTTGTCCTATCACAAATAAAGATGTGTTAGACGATTGCCATATTGTGATTGAGTTTGGATATGGTAGCGACAAAGACATGACGACTTATACCTTCTCTCCTGTGCATGACGAAGTAGGTA